TCCACGGTGCAGTACATGTGGGACAGTTCCACGGTGCAGAACATGCGTGGCAGCTCCACGGTGCAGTACATGTGGGACAGCTCCACGGTGCAATACATGCGGGACAGTTCCACGGTGCAAATTGCTGAAAACCGGTCTAAAGGCGTAAGCGTTGAAACGATTATTCTATCGCAGAACGCAACGATAAAGGATTGCCGCACAAAAACACTTTATGCGGTTGGCGATTGGAAATTATCAATCAAGGAGGCAAGCGATGCCTGAATTACATTACATCGGAATATCCGCGGCGTTTGACCCTTACGCGGAGGCAGAACCGGTGTCTTATTGCCCGGAATGCGGCGCACCGGTATATGACGGAGAGCGCATCTATTACGGACATGGAACCGATCATGTAATAGGCTGTGAGCATTGCATTGATACAGGCTTTGCACAGGCCGGATAAGGAGGGAACATGAACGAGAACTATTTTGCGGAACTTTATGCCGTAAATGTCAATGAGCACACCGAAAAGAAGAATGGGCTTACATATCTGTCATGGGCATGGGCGTGGGCTGAAATCAAAAAGCGACATCCTGATGCGATTTATACGATTTACGAAACGCCGGAAGGATGTAATTACTTTACTGACGGTCGCACATGCTGGGTGAAAACAGGCGTTACGCTGAATGGCATAGAGCATATTGAAATGTTGCCTGTTATGGATCTTAGGAACAAGAGTATTGCTTTTGAGAACGTCACGAGTATGGACGTGAACAAAGCCATTCAGCGCAGCCTTACAAAGGCGTGTGCAAGGCATGGACTTGGGTTGTATATCTATGCCGGAGAGGATTTGCCTGATGTCCCACCCGACCCGATATTTTGCGAGGAATGCAAAATACAGATTGAAGGCCGCCCAGACTGGCCGCCTGAAAAAATTGCAGAATACAGCAGAAGGCGTTTTAAACGCACGCTTTGCCCGGATTGCCAGAAAGCGGCAATGAAAAAGGAGCCCGATGGGGGTGAATTGAGATTTGGCACAAACGAGACGGATTGAGTTTGATGCATGCCGCGTTGAAATGGGGCTTGAATGCTGGCTATGCCTGCGCGTGAAAAACCGCGCGCAGGCCGCACAGATTGCGTATGAGCTGAAAGACAAGGCTATGGAGATGGTGGCAGAAATCAAGCGTAAAACGAAAGCTCGAAGCAAAGACGCAAATGCGTATGCGTGGGAGCTTATGGGCCAGATGGCCGATTTACTGCACACGGACAAGGATAGCGTATATCTTGAGATGCTGCGGAGATACGGACAGCAATTTGTGGTAAAGGTGCCAAATAAAAGCGTTGAGATGTTCAAGCGGCAGTACAAATACTGCGAACAACATGAAACGCTTCCGGCAGAGGAAAGAGCGCAATATTACCGCGTATACCTTGGCAGCTCTACATATACCACAAAGGAAATGAGCGTCCTGATAGACGGCATTGTAAGCGAGTGCAAAGACCTTGGAATAGAGACGATGACACCGGAAGAACTGGCACGCATCAAGGAGGAGCCACGGTGAAGAATCTCGATAAAAACGGATACGCACCCAGCATTGTGACGTTTGACACAGACTGCTGCTTTTTGTGCGGAGGACAGGACGAAAAGCTGGACAGGCATGAATGCTTTGGCGGAGCGATGCGCGAAAAGAGCAAGCGTCTTGGGCTTTGGGTTCCTCTGTGCCATGTCCAGTGCCACGAATACGGGCCGGATGCAGTACACAGAAACAGAGAGGCAAGGATTTATTGCCAGCAGGCTGCGCAAAAAGCGGCGATGCAGGAATACGGATGGAGTAAAGAAGATTTTATCCGCGAATTTTACAAAAACTATCTGTGATTTGTAAAGTACAGTTTCAAGTTAAGTTTTAAGTTGAGTTTTGAAGGACGGTTGATATGGGATTGAACGTAGTTGCTCTGATGGGCCGCCTTGTGGCTGAACCCGAACTGCGCCACACACCGAGTGGAGTTGCAACATGCACGTTCCGCATCGCGGTAGACCGCAGCTTTGTGCGTGCCGGTGAAGAGCGCAAAGCAGACTTTATCGACATCGTGGTCTGGCGCCAGACTGCGGAATTTGTTTGCAAGTATTTCCACAAAGGCAACCTCATCGCCGTGAACGGTTCCATCCAGACCCGTAATTATGAGGACAAAAACGGGAACAAGCGCACGGCCTTTGAGGTGGTCGCAGAAGGCGTTCATTTTGCCAGTACAGCGCGAGAAGCACCGAAGGTAGACGCACAGCGTACACCGGAGCCGTTTAAAACAAATGCAGCTGCCGCAGATGTGCAGCAGGATGGTTTTGCAGTGATTGACGATTCAGAAGATTTGCCGTTTTAAGGACGTGACAATATGGCAAATGACGGATATATCAAGCTTTACAGAAAGATGATGAAGTGGGGCTGGTACACTGACACGAATGCCAAATGTGTGTTTCTTCATTTGCTTTTTCTGGCACAATATGAGGCGTGTTTTTACCGTGGGATTGAGTTGGAAGTCGGACAGGCAGTAACATCGATACGCGAAATTTCCTTGCAAACAGGTATTTCAGTGCAGTCCGTGCGAACAGCGATAAATCATTTAAAATCAACACAGGAAATAACACAGTGCACACACGGTAAATTCAGCGTGTTTACAATAAAAAACTATATCGAGTACCAAGGAGCCAACACGGAAACTAACAATCAGGTAACACGCGACCAACACAGTGCTAACACAGAAGTAACACAGACCCTTATATTAAGAAATCAAGAAGTCAAGAAATCAAGAAATAAAAAAGATATCTCTATCGAGATATCCAAAAAGAAATTTGGCGAGTTTGAAAACGTGCTGCTCGACGGGCAAGAGCATGAGAAGCTGGTGGACAGCTTGGGCGATATTGGCGCATCGGAGTATATCGAGCGGTTATCTGCCTATCTTGCACAAACCGGGCACCGTTACAAAAGCCACTATGCCACGATTCTGAACTGGTGGAGGAAAGACGGCAAGCCTGTTAAACGCACATCGGAACCGCGTGTTATCAAGCCGGACGTGGGACGGGAGATCACGCCGGATATGACGGCAGAGGAGTTGTTTTAAATGCTCGGGGCAGAACAGAGCGTCATTGGCTGCCTGATGCTGGAACCCGCATTGCTGGATAAGGCGCGCACGATGCTTTCACCGAAGATGTTTGAGGCGGAGCCGCTGGCACGGATATTTTCCTGCATGCTGAAGCTGAAAAAGGCGGGAATGCCTGTAGACGCGGTGACGGTGGTTTCTAAGCTTGGCGCAGAGTACGACGGGATAATCCGAGAATGCGCAAGTATTACGCCGCGCATTGAGACATTTCCGCAATATTCGGCGCTTGTACTGGACGCATGGCGGGAACGTACATTGGTGACGGATTTACAGAGCCTTGCCATCAGCGGGCACACCGCCGACGAAATGACGGCGGAGCTTGAACGGATGGCAGCGCAGCAGCGTGACATCATGCAGCACGTACACAGCACATCGGAGCAAACATTTTTGGAGGCTGTGACGGAGGCATATAAAAACTTATTTCGGCCCGATACGTCGCTGAAAACCGATTGGAAACAATTCAATGACGTGCTGGGAGGTTTACAGCGAGGATGCCTGTACATAATTGCGGCGCGTCCGGGAGACGGCAAAACAGATTTTTCCATGCATCTGGCCGTGCAGCTTGCAAAGCGCTATCGCGTGGATTACAGAAGCCTTGAAATGACAAAGGAGCAGCTTGTGCACCGCATACTTTCTCGGGTATGCATGATAAATTCCACACGCTTTCGGGATCACGACATTGACGAAAACGCGCAGAGACGCATTGGCATTGCTGTAGACCGAATGGGAGATTTGCACCTTGTGATGGACGATACGCCCGGAATATCTGCCGAGGATGTGGAGGCAAGGCTTGCTTCAAGCAAGCCGGACGCAATGTTTATCGACTACCTGGGATTGATGCGCGGAGACGATACTGGAAAAAAACCTTTGTGGCAGATAACAGGCGAGATTACGCACGCGCTCAAGGCCATGGCGCAAAAGCACAATGTTGCAATTGTGGCATTGGTACAGATGGGACGAGCAGTGGACAGACAGAAAGAACCTACGCTTTCGGATTTAAAGGGCGGAAGCGACATCGAAGCGGACGCGGATGGTGTGATTTTTATGCGTCCGAAGAAAACAGAAGATTTTTTAAGCGGGGATGATGCGTGGGAAGTGGATGCGATCATCGCAAAAAACCGCCACGGAGGAATGGGAAGAATGCAATTCCACTGGCAACCGCAGTACCACAATTACATCCCGGTTGATAACAGGAGGAGCGAATGAGCGAGAAAGAACTGGAGCGGCGTATTGACGTGCTTCTGACTGCGATTGAGAAGGCTCAGTTTTTTATCAACTACACAAAAACAGAGCTGAACGCATTAGAAAAGGAACTACACCATGAACAGCCGTGAAAAAGGGAAACGCGGAGAGCGAGAGCTGGCCGGAGAGCTTCGGCGGCACGGATATGATGCCAGACGAGGGCAGCAGTATTGCGGTGCGAATGGCGATGCCGACGTTGTAGGCCTGCCGGGGCTGCACATCGAGTGCAAGCGTGTGGAAAGGCTTGACCTGTACGCCGCTATGGCGCAGGCCGAGCATGACGCACCGGACGGGACGCTTCCCGTGGTGATGCACCGACGAAATAACTGCCAGTGGCTGGTTACAATGCGGCTGGACGACTACATGGAGATTTATCGGGAATGGGAGGCCGGAAAACATTGAGAAAAAATCTTGCGCTTACGCTTGCCCGTGCGAAAAACAACGGGATCCGTGAAGGAATCGACGCTGTGTGCGAAGCCATGGCGCTGGCGCACTACAACGCAGCGATAGAGCTTGAATTGGATGAGCGAGAGGTTGGAGCGTTTTATACGCGGATGCGCACGGAGCTGCTGGAGATCCTTGCACAGGGCGGAAGAGATACGTTTACAGATGAGATACGGCACGCTATAGCGGTTGCCTATGAAAAGATGGGGGTGGCTCCATTGTGAACGCTGCAAAAGAAAACACACTGAAATGTGAACTGTACCATGACAACTATCAAAATTATAGGCGGTACAACATACCAAAGGCGCAATTGATAATTGCGGACATACCGTATAATATCGGCGCGAATGCATATGCCAGTAATCCCATGTGGTATAACGGCGGTGACAACTCAAACGGAGAGAGCAAGTTAGCTAAAAAGAGCTTTTTTAACACAGACGGGCGCTTTAAAATTGCCGAGTACATGCATTTTTGCAGCCGGATGCTGGTTAAAGAGCCAAAGGAACGCGGAAAGGCTCCGGCAATGATTGTGTTCTGCGCATACGAGCAAATGCAGGCGGTGAATGAATACGGGAAGCGGTACGGGTTTGAAAAGAGCTATCCTTTATTTTTTATCAAAAATTATTCGGCACAGGTCTTAAAAGCCAACATGCGAATTGTTGGAGCGACGGAGTTTGCGGTTGTTTTGTACCGGGACAAGCTTCCGAAATTCAACAATGATGGCAGCATGATCTATAACTGGTTTGCATGGGAGAATGACAACACGAAGCTTTATCCCAAAATACATCCGACGCAGAAACCCGTAAAGCTGTTAAAAAAGCTGATACGGATATTCACGGATATCGGGGATGTAGTAATAGACCCATGCGCAGGCAGCGGTTCTACCTTACGCGCGGCGTATGAACTCGGCAGAAGCGCATATGGGTTTGAGGTGGACAAGGGGATTTATACGCTTGCAAAAGGCAAAATGCTGCAAGCTATGGCACGTGAAGAACAGACTGCTGATTTTGAGCAATTAACAATTTAACGAAAAGATGGGCGTAGAGCCGATGTGATGGGAGAGAAAGAAAATGGACGATTTGATAAGCCGAAAGGCGCTGCTGGAAAAAGCATGGGAAGCAGATACACAGTGCGGATATGTGCAAGTGGTAGATGTCGGAGACATAGAGGACGCTCCCGCCGTTGACGCTGTTCCTATGCGGCGTGGGAAGTGGATTTTTAACGACGATTGGTGGGAGTTTAGATGCTCTGTATGTCAAGGTGCTATCGGAAACATCAAAAAGTATAAATTCTGCCCGCACTGCGGCGCCAAGATGGACGGAGGGAATGACAATGACTGACCGTGAAGCGATTGAGTATGCAGAAAACGAACTGGAAAGCACAAGTTACACGCTGGAAACGAATAACAAACTTCGCGGAGGACTTTTCAAAATTCTATCTACAAAGTTTGAATTTCTTGTTACTGCAAAATCTGCCTTACAAGAGCGTGAGAAACGGAGCAAGGGATGTGAGTTCTGTGACGGCACTGAAAGAAGCATGATGTTTCGGAAAGGCGAGTGCGCAGCTATGAGCGACGAAGTATATGTGTCTGGTGACGCCATCATCATTGATTATGGTTGTAAAGCCTACGATACCGTGAAAATCGGCTTCTGCCCCATGTGTGGTCGACCGCTGAAAAGGAGAAGACAATGACTGACTTGAAGCCGTGCCCGTTCTGTGGTAGAAATGCAAAAATATCATTCAAGGATTATCGCTTTATCGGATATAACGGAATTGGCGACAAAAAAGTGATGTACCGTGTGCAAATAATCTGCAATAAATGTCGAAGTCGTGGCAAGCCGATTATAACGCCCGGCCTTGTGAATCCAAATCCATACGTTAGCAAATGGGGAAACTGTTTTTTCGAAAAATCGGAACGATGCAAAAAAGAAACGGAAATGTTTGAACCGTATGTACAAGCAGCAATCGAAGCATGGAACCGGAGGGCTGATAATGGCAAGGCTGATTGATGCGGACGCGGCGAAAATCCGTTTTGCAAATTATAGGGAAGATTGTATTAACGAAGATGATATTAACGCAGCGAATGTTTTTGCCGATGTCGTTTTGGAGCTTGACGAATTTCCTACCATCGACCCGGTGCACGCTTCCGGCGCGTGCTACTGCCGGGAGTGCAAGCACTGGCAAGAACATTATGACTATTGCAAAGAGTTTGCGGCAGAGCGCAATCAAGATGATTTTTGCAGCTACGGCCAGCGACGGGAGGACACGAAGTGAAAATTTTAGTAGCCTGCGAAGAAAGCCAGGCGGTGACGATTGAGCTGCGCAGATTGGGGCATGAGGCGTATAGTTGCGACATTATACCCTGTTCCGGAGGGCACCCGGAATGGCACATCATGCAGAACGTTCTGCCTTTGCTGAATGGAAATTGCAGTTTTAAGACAATGGACGGGACCGAGCACAGCATTGAAACAAGATGGGACATGATTGTCGCACATCCACCTTGTACTTTTCTTACTCTTGCAGGAAATAAATGGTTCAATCCGGAATACAAAGACCGTTTTCCGTATCGCGAAAAACAGCGTGAAGACGCTGTGGAGTTTTTCATGTATATATGGAATGCAGATTGTGAAAAAATCGCAATCGAAAATCCGCAAGGAATTATGTCCAGCAGATTTAGAAAGCCGGACCAATACATAGAACCATACATGTTTGGGGACAGAGAAAAAAAGAAAACAGGCTTGTGGTTGCGCGGGGTGCCGAAACTGGAACCAACAAATATTGTTGAACCAATAATCATAGAGTGTGCGAGCGGTGCGAGAGAACCGCGCTGGCATATGGAGACGATGCGCCTACCTCCGAAAGAACGTTCAATGGCGAGAAGCAAAACATTTCCCGGCATTGCAAAAGCCATGGCAGAGCAATGGGCCGGAGACATACGGGAGGATTGATATGGAAAGATATACATACTTTGACGGTGGGAAATGGCGGCTTAAAATTGGCGATACAGAATACAGTGGAGACTGGGTTGACCGCCTCGCCGCCTACGAGGAAACCGGGCTGGAGCCGGAGGATATGAAAAGAGCGTTTAACGAGGATGCAATACTAAAATTAGCCGGGCAGGCACTTGGCATGTCACCTGACCGGCTCCGCGAGCTTGCGCAGGCGGAGAAAACGGGACAGCTTGCGAAATTTCCGTTCATCGCGATGGTGGAACGATCGTTGCGTGATGGAACGATGAAACCCATGTCAGACCAAAAGCACAATGGCAGATATGCTGTGGTATACAAGTCAGAGCGCTGGACTTCTCCGCTCATTGACATCTGCGGGACACCGTATAATACGGAACAAGCTGTTGAGCGAATGCACGTGGTTTCTCGCGAAGCCGCCGAGGCCGCGCTGGAGGAAATGGAGGCAGAGCATGACAGATAAAGAGCTTGTGGAGCGATTACGGTTACATGCTAATTGCATGATGGACGAATGGGAATCAACACTATGTAAGCGTTCGGAATTTATAACAGCAGCGAATCGCATTGAACAATTGCGCGCCGAATTAACCAGCGAAAGAATCGACAACACGAATCTCATAGGCGAACTTGCCACGGTGGCCGCAGAGCGCGACCGATACAAGGCGGAGAGGGATGCGGCGGTCAATGATTTAAAATACGCTGTTAGTTTTTACACTGAATGCTTTTTTTGTAAGTACGAAACCGATGAGGGGAGCACACGGTGCGGCAAAAAAGACTGCTGGGAGTGGCGCGGATTGGAGGGAAACACGTGACACGGGAAGAACTACAATCGGCAATTCAAGACTTTTGGGATGAGACGTTTAACCATAGCGTACATCCAGAGATAAGCGCTGAATCAAAGATGATTGCATTCCAGTGCATGATAGATGCAGCGAAACAAGAGCTTCCTCTGACATTGGAGGATCTGAAACAGATGGAGGGAGAACCTGTTTGGGTAGAAGCGTCAGGTATCACAAAATACGGGAGATACGCCATAGTGGATTCTGTTTATGTGGAGGACAAGATTTTATATCTGCGTAGGGATTATCCGTGTATTGGCTACGGAGAATTGTGGCTTGCATACCGCTCAAAGCCGAAGGAGGAAAACACGTGAAAGGCTGTAAGAACTGCCCGGCGTTTGCGAAATGCACCGTGACGTATCGTGGTTCGGGTTGTGTTGCTTTAAGAAGTACATACGGTGTTGAAACTGACCCGGAGATTATCACCAACGCCGACCGCATCCGGGGAATGGATGATAATGAACTGGCGGAGTTTTTGATGGAATGCAATCCGGCTAATTGTCAGCAGTGTGCGTTTTCATCTGGATGGAGGTGCGACCCAGATCGGGAAGACTATTCGGACGCTGAAAAATGCACTGAAGGACGCAAAAGATGGCTCCAGCAGCCAGCAGAGGAGGAGCAGACATGATTTGTAAATATCGTGATGCAGAAAATGGCATGTGTTCCTTACGCAGCGATTTAAGCTATCCGCTGCTGGAATATTGCGTGGAAGGCCCGTGCCCGGATGAAGTTTTGATTTGCAACAGCTGTTCGCTTGATGGGCATTGCGAATTTGTGAAGTGTAAGGAGAAGGAGCATTAACGAGTTTGAACGACAAATTTATGAAGATATGGAATCCACAGACCGCATTTTGCTCTGGATGGCCAAGTGTATTGAACTTTTTGAATTTTCGGATATTTTAACGAAGGAAGATATTAAGGGCCTTGTGAGAGTATTACAAGCTCATGAAAAGGAGGGCGTACAACATGAATGAATGGATTTCGGTTGAAGATAGGTTACCAAACCAGGATTGCAAGGTCATTGTGTGCGTGCAGAAGGTCAGAGGTGGGTTCGTGATAAAAGAACGTTTTGTAACTACCGCAGTATTTTACATGACAATGACAGATAAACATTATTTCGATTTTGCAGGCAACAATACAGGAATTGTTACACACTGGATGCCGCTACCAGAGCCGCCGAAGGAGGAAAAACGGTGAAAGAAGTATTTGAAAAGGCAATCCTTACATACGGCCAGACCGCGCAGGAGGATGTTGCCATCGAAGAAATGAGCGAGCTTATCAAGGCGATTTGTAAAATGCGGAGGGCGGGCGTGAACGAAAAGCCGGCGGCAACGGATGCCATCGTTGACGAGATCGCGGACGTGTCTATTATGATGGAGCAACTCTGCATGATGTACGAGTGCTTTGACGCTGTCGAAAATCGCAGGCAATACAAAGTGCGCAGGTTGGAAAACAGGCTTAAGGAGGCCCCGGCATGCTCGAAATAATCATAGCTTTCGCAAAGGCTGTGGGAATTGTATTGCTGCTATCCTGCCCTGTTCTTTGTTGGGCGTGCTTGGTGGTCTCAGGGAGGTACGATGATGATTGAGCGACAGTGTGAAGTGTGTGGTGCTCCGATGATATTGAAGAGACCGAACTCGTCTCGGAAATATTGTGATGCATGTGCTAAAAAAGTCAGAATGGAAAATCAAAAAATAGCACAAGAACAACTAAAATTGAAAAGAAAAGCCGAAAAAATAAGGGAGCGGGACAAGCTCGGTTCATTTTTAAGGGAGCTGGATACATATAACAACGAGCGCCGAAAGCGCGGAGAATGCCCTATAAGCTACGGGAAATATGTGGCTATTCGAGGAGGTTTGATAAATGGAATATGAAAAGCTTAAGAACTATGAACGATACTGGCGGGCGAATCGAAGCATTGAGCAACGCATCATGGCGATGAAATCTGCTGAAACCAGCATTACACCACAGGCCGGAGATGGTAGTCAGCACATAGGCGCACACGACCCGATGAAAGCAGTAGATATGAGAGTTGATTGGTGCGCATCACACAGCGAGGATTACGCCAAGAACCTTGCTGTGATGCGCGAAGTGGATAAAGCCATTGATTCGCTACAAGACCCGTTAGAACGCGAAATTTTGCGGCTAAGATACACCGATTTTAGATATGGGCATCAGATGTCTTGGAAACAGGTGAAAGAAGCTCTTTATGGAAAAATGAGCGTGGGTAAAAGAACAATTTATAGATTACATGATGATGCTATTTCGCATTTTAAATTAATTTGAATCGGTGACACTTTGTGGCACTAAATGGCACACAAAGTCACTTGAATGTTATACAAATGATGCGGTACAATATAATCGAGAAAGCGCGTAGAGAAATCTGCGTGCTTTTTTCCTTTCTGCGCTGTGGAACGCCATGACGCCGATTTGTCAAAGCCCGGGCAAAGCGCAGAAAAAAAGCGAGCTGCCACCGATCAGATGATCCTGTGGGGCCGACGCTGGCAGACGTGTCAACCGTGAGAGCCGGTTAATACCGCCGCGGGTCGGGAATATAACCCGCATCAGTTTTATAGCTCATCTGCCATGTGTAGAAGGAGTTCCTAAAGATGTCTTGTTTAGCAAGGCGTCTTTTGCAGAATGGAGCCGCGCAAGCTCCTTGTAGGAGCGTATCATGCGCGCCGGTAGATATAGCAGCCCGGATTATGATGCAGGCCCCGCCGCACGAGCCATAAGGCAGCGTACCATGGCGGGGCCGACCTATAGGAGGATACAACATGCAGATAATCAAAGCGATAGCCTTTGTAATCGAAGCAATTATGGCAATATATTGGCTATTAAAAGATGATCGCCAAAGAGCGATTTTCTATATGATTTTAATGCTGTTCCTTGTTTGAATATGTGTTGCTTGTCTGCGTGATGTCAAACGGCACACCAAAGCGTAACGTATCGGTTGAGAACGGCTTCGATTCGTATCAAAGAACGGGTAATTAGAGGCCCGTAATACGTGACGCGCATCAAAGTACAAGAGGCTGACACGACGGAAAGACGGCGATGCATGGAGAAAGAGCTGGGCGGCACAGCAGCTTAAAGGTATAGCCTGGTAGCGTTCACGGGTTCAAATCCCGTTTTCTCCACATACCAATTGGTAAAGAAACCCGGACGCATACCGGGTCAACAAAGCAATGATGCCGGGGAAGACCCGGCAAGAAGATTTAGCCTATATGGGTTTATATAAAGAGGGTGGTGTTATGGCTGCAAGGTTGACCGACAAGCAGAAAAAGAAAATTATTGCCGATTATCTTGAAACTGAAAGCTATAATGCTACTGCAAAAAAAAATGGGGTTTGTGGGCAAACAGTACGTCGTGTTGTTGAAGAATCTCAAGGAATCGCAGAAAATCTCAAACAAAAAAAAGAAGAGAATACGGCAGATATTTTGGCTTATATGGAAAGCAAGCGAAACGCCGTGTGCAACATCATTGAAGTTGGATTACGTGTACTTCCTAAAAAAATCGAAGATGCAAGAACGGCTTCTGAAGTTACAACGGCGATTGGTACATTAATCGATAAATTCACAGCCTTTGGAGGAGCTACGGCAGAAACGGCAAAAGAGGATGGATTGTCGAAGAGTTTGAGAGAAATAGCGGAGGATTTGGAAAGCGATGATTAGCGATAAACAAAAGAAAATCCTCGCTTTCCCTTACTCCAAATACGACGCCATCATCTGCGATGGTGCTGTGCGCTCTGGAAAGACATCTATTATGATGTGGGCGTTTGTAGATTGGGCAATGCGGGAGTTTTCCGGTCAGCGATTCGGAATTTGTGGTAAAACTGTAGACAGCGCAAGCAAAAATATTGTGGTTCCGTTTGTTTCAATGACACTTGCAAAAGAACGATACACTTTGCGATGGAGGCGCGCTGATAAAATTTTAGAAGTGCGACGTGGAGCTGTTACAAACTATTTTGAGGTTTTTGGTGGAAAAGACGAATCCTCTTTTGCATTGATACAAGGGAGAACTTTAGCAGGGGTACTGCTTGACGAAGTGGCGCTGATGCCAGAAAGTTTTTTTAATCAGGCCCTTGCTCGATGCTCGGTGGATGGCGCAAGACTGTGGTTTTCTTGCAACCCGGACAATCCACATCATTGGTTTTATATTAACTGGATAAAGAAACATAAAGAGCGAAATGCCCTATATTTGCATTTTGAAATGACGGACAACCCATCATTAAGCGAAAAAACGCTTGAACGGTACAGAACGCAGTATACGGGCGTTTTCTACGACCGATACATACGAGGATTGTGGGTTGCTGCTGACGGGCTGATTTATCCCATGTTTGGCGAGTCAAATATTGTAGATGATATTCCGGACAGCGGAGAATATTACATCAGCGTAGACTATGGTACGCTAAATCCATTCTCGGCAGGGCTTTGGTGTTGGGATGGGAAACACGCAACAAGGATTCGAGAGTATTACTATTCCGGCAGAGACGAGCGATTGAATAAAACGGATGAAGAATATTATTCAGAGCTTGAAAATTTGGCAGGCGATTTACAAATTCGTTCGGTTGTTGTGGACCCGTCCGCCGCATCGTTCATTGAGGTAATTCATCGGCATCATAGATTTTCCGTGCGTAAGGCTGTAAACGATGTAGTACCTGGGATTGTAACAACTGCAAGATATTTGCAGGATGGCACGATAAAAATACATCGTGATTGCAAAGATGAAATCCGAGAATTTGGGCTTTATAGATGGGACGAAAAATCGAATGAAGATAGACCAATCAAAGAAAACGATCATGCAATGGACGAAACAAGATATTTTGTGATGACAATTCTGCGATATAAAGCGGGAAAGGAAAAATACATTCCGTTGAGCGAAAGGGTGGTGAATTGGTATTAAGACATATAACGATTGGGCTTATGCCAATAGAGATGAAAATGCTCGAATGTCTTTTATTGAAGCTGCAATAAAAGAGCATAAAACATCAACGATGTATCGTATCGCAGTAGACGCCGAAGAATACGATAGGCAGAGAAACATAACAATCATGTCGTACCAAAAACTGCTTTATACCATGAGCGGTAAAGCTGTGCCGGATAATTACAGTGCTAATTACAAAATGGCGTCTAACTTTTTTAATCGGTTCGTTACACAGGAAAACCAGTATTTGCTTGGGAATGGCGTTACGCTTGAAAAAAAGAGCAACAAAGAAAAGCTTGGAAGCGATTTTGATAACGTAATTCAGCAAGCGGGACGCAACGCTTTAGTACAGGGTGTATCCTTTGGGTTTTGGAATAATGATCATTTAGAAGTGTTCAAACTGACCGAATTTGTACCGTTGTATGATGAAGAAAACGGAGCACTCATGGCTGGTATACGATATTGGCAAGTTGATGCAGATAAACCATTGCGCGCCACATTGTACGAGCTTGATGGGTACACAGAATATATTAAGTTTGAAAACAAAGATATGACCGTGAAAGAAGAAAAAAGGCCATATATTTTAATTACAAGGGCAAGCGCTGTCGATAATCCTGAAATTGTTGACGGGAAAAACTATCCGGGTTTCCCGATTATACCGTTTTGGGGAAATCCTCATAGGCAAAGTGAGCTTATTGGTTTGAGGGAAAATATAGACGCATATGACCTGATAAAAAGCGGATTTGCGAATGATTTGGATGATGTTTCACAAGTTTACTGGTTGATAAAAAACGCAGGCGGAATGGACGATCTCGACGTTGCCAAATTCCTTGATCGTGTAAAAACAACTAGGGCCGCAGTAGTAACAGATACAGGGTCTGGAGCAGAGATTGAACCGCACACAATTGATATCCCTTATGAATCTCGTATAGCATATTTAGAGCGTTTGGAGCAAGATATGTATAACGACTTCCAAGCTCTTAATGTAACATCTTTGCAAGGCGGGCAAAAAACGGCAACGGAAATTGATGCAGCATATCTTCCACTTGATTTGAAAGCAGACCAGTTTGAATATTGCGTATTGGAATTTCTGAACGGGATATTTACTATCGCAGGCATTGAAGACAAACCTACTTTTACGCGAAATAAAATCAACAATCCGACAGAAGCAATGAACACTTTAATGCTCGCTGCGCCGTATTTAGATGATGAGTACATTACGAAAAAAGCGTGCACAATTCTAGGCGATCCGGATGCAGCGGATAAAATCTTGAAGCAAAAAGCCGCAGATGAAATGCAACGCTTCGATGAGGTAAATATCAATGCCGACGCCGGACAAAGCGCATCAGCTAACGGATGAAAAATTAAAAAAACTTGAGCGCCGAATTGCTAGTATTTACCGCAAAGCACGAGATGAATTGCAAGAGACTGTTGACGCTTATTTTGAATCTTTTGCTAAGCGGGACGAGGAAATGAAAGACCTGATCGGCACCTTCGTAAATGGCAGGGAATGGACGGAGCAGGACTATAAGCAATGGAGGCTGGCCCAGATCGGGCGCGGAAAACGGTTTGAGACTCTGCGGGATAAAGTGGCGGAGCGGATGACTAAGGCCAATGAAACGGCGGTCTCCTATGTAAACGACGCCACACAGGGTATTTACTCATTGAATCGCAATTATGCCGCCTACACCATTGAGCAGGTGGCCGGCGATGTGGGCTTTGACCTTTGGGACGAACAGACAGTAAAGCGCCTGATTGTGGAACAGCCTGATTTGATGCCTTATTATCCGCCGAAAAAGGCTGTAAAGCGTGGCATTGATTTGACCTATGGAAAGAAGCAGATAACCTCCACCGTCACCAGTGGGATTTTGCAAGGCAAGAGCATCAAGGGATTGGCAGACGATTTGCAGACCCGAATCCCCACCATGAACCGCGACAGCGCTATCAGGACGGCCAGAACGGCGGTGACGGGGGCGCAGAACGCGGGACGCATTGACAGCTACACGGCGGCCCAGAAGATGGGCATTAAGCTACAAAAGGAGTGGCTGGCGACGCTGGACGGGCGCACCCGCCACAGTCACGCTATGCTGGACGGCGAAAAGGTCGAGACAGACGAAAAATTTTCCAATGGGTGCCGCTTTCCCGGTGACCCACAGGGTAGGCCGGAGGAGATATATAATTGCCGCTGCACGCTGATTGCGTCATTGCCTGATGTAGATACCAGCGATGCACAGCGGCGTCCCAGAAACCAGGAGACAGGCGAAAATAAGGTCATATCAGACATGACATACCAAGAGTGGATGAGGTGGAAGCGTGGAAGTTAGTTTTACTGATAACTCAAAAGAAGTTATTTCCGCCTTTGAAGAATCCTGTTTGAGAGCGCTGGAAAAGTGCGGATTGACGGCGGAGGGATATGCAAAGAAGCTTTGCCCGGTTGATACGGGAAATCTCCGCAATAGCATTTCGCATAAGGTGGATACCGATGAACCAGCGGCATATATCGGAACTAACATAGAATATGCCACTTATGTGGAGCTTGGGACTGGTATTTACACTTCTGGAGGACGTCCCACTCCATGGGTGTATCAGGACGATAAAGGGAAATGGCATTATACAAGAGGATATCCAGCGAAACCGTTTCTAAAGCCTGCCATTGCAGACCACAAGCAAACGTACAGAAATATTATAGAGGATGAGATGGAAAATGGATGAGTTGATAACACCAGAAAAAATCAAGTCAATTGAATCTGTGCTTGCAAAAGGCGATCGTGTGGAGCTGATACCCGTCAAGGACGGCGTGAAGGTTGTGCGGGTGCGGCGGGAGGAAGTGAAGCAGAAATGAAATATGTAATTGGAATAATTATTGTTTGGTTTCTATGCTCTCTTTTTTTATCTCTTGCGTATTTTTCCTTACTGCTTATCAACGAACTTGCAGTAATGGTGTTTGATGTTGACCCGTTGAAATGGCTAAAGCGAGAGATTTTCGAGCCTGTTGGACAGGGACTTTTTGAACTGATTCACAAGCAAAACTGAATACCATTTGGCGCTGATAAGCGTTTTAGCGTAACAAATAGAGGCAGTGAAGAAATGACAGACAAGCAAAGAGAAGCTTTTGAAAAGGCGTGGGAGGAGTTTAAGGCTTCTCTGATCAAAGAAACGCCATTTAAGCAAATACACAGATTCTTGAAATGGATTCTCGAAAAAATTTATACTGTTTGGCATCGGTAAGCGTTCCGATGTAACAACCGAGCGTGGTTATTCATCCAGAAATGGGTGGGTGGCCACGCTTTTTGTTTGGTAAAACCCGCGAAGCACAGCGGTTTTTATATAATCTATCGCCCCGAGGAACCGGGGACAAAGGAAAGGAAGATAGAAATGGCACTTACACGAAAAATGTTGAAAGCTATGGGTATCGAGGATGATAAGATCGATCAGATTATCGAAGCACATAGCGAAACAGTCGATGGCCTAAAGACTGACTTGAAAAAGTATGAGGAAGACGCAAAAGTCCTGCCTGATATCCGAAAGCAACTGGAAAAAGCGCAGGCTGACCTTGAAGCTGGAAAGAAAGACAGCTATAAAGTCAAATATGACGCTCTCAAAGAGGATTTTGAGAAATTCAAAAACGAACAGACACAAAAAGAAAATCACGAAGCAAAGGAATCTGCTTACCGTGGAATTTTGAAAGCTGCCGGGATTAGTGAAAAACGTATTGATGCAATTTTAAAAGTATCTGATATTGATAGTCTTGAAATCGAAGATGGAAAAATTAAAGATGCCGAAAAATTGACGGAAAACGCAAAAAAAGAATGGGCAGATTTTGTTGTTGTTGAAACGACAAATGGAGTGAAAACCCCTAATCCTCCGGCAAACAATCCAATCCCCGCAGAGCCTAAAAATCTTGCAGATGCCTTGCGGGTTAAATACGAGAAAGGATAAATGAATTATGCCTATTACTCTTGCAGAAGCTAAGGTCGGTATGGCCGACAAAGTTGACCAGCAGGTCATTGATATGTTTCGTCGCAGCTCGTTGCTGCTGGATCGTTTGACATTTGACAACTGTATCTCTCCGGGGACTGGTGGTTCTACCCTGTCTTATGGGTATATTCAGCTGAAAACTCCCAGCACGGCGGCAGTACGTACCATTAACAGCGAATACACTGCTGGCGAAGCGAAACGCGAAAAGAAAACTACAAATGCAATCATTATGGGTGGCTCATTCCAGATTGACCGTGTGCTACAGAACACGAGCGGCGCAATTGATGAGCTGGCATTCCAGGCGGAGCAGAAAATCAAAGCGACGGCGAATTATTTCCATAATCTTGTAATCAACGGCACTTCGGCGTCTTCCGGCGCTGGGTTTATTCCGAACACGTTTGACGGCCTTAAGAAACTGTTGGCTGGTACATCCAATGAAATTACCAGCGCCGTAAGCCTTACAAGCGCCGCTGAACTGGATGCAAACTGCAATGCTTTTCTGGATGAGTTGGATGGGTTCCTTACGGCGCTGGATGGCACGCCGTCAATGCTGTTGATGAACTCCAAAATGCTTACCCGAGTGCGTGGATGTGCGCGCCGCGCTGGGTATTATGATCGTACCAAAGATGATTTTGGCCGATATGTAGAAACATACAACGGCATTCCCTTGATGGATGCAGGAAAATACTATAACGGCTCGGCGACTGTTGATGTTGTGGCGGATACTGCGGCCAGTTCATCTGCTGCCGGCACTTCCGAGATTTATGCCGTGTCGCTTGGCCTTGATGGTTTCCACGGTATTTCTCCTACGGGAACCAGTGTAATCCAGTCTTATATGCCTGACTTGATGGCCCCGGGGGCGGTCAAAACTGGCGAAGTTGAACTTGTGGCTGGCGTTGCACTGAAAAACACTCTTAAAGCGGCGGTACTTAAGGGGATTGCTACATCGCCTAAAACCGGAGCTTAAGCATAAGACAGGGAGGCAGCGTAATGCTTGAGGAAGTTCTTAGGCACATAAACAATTGGTTTTTAGTGCCAAATGGAATACATGAGAATGTTTATACCATTGAGAACGGCGGCATTACGCTGCCGTTTCTTGTTGATAAACAATATTTTAGGATTATCGGTAGCGTATTTAACGATGGATTGTATAAATACGGAAACGAATTAACGCTTGTCGATGAAACTTTTGACGGAGCTGTTTGGGCGCTTTCGGTGCCAAACTCGATTATAACGGTTTCAGAAGAGATCATTGCATGGAAAACAAAAAATGGAGTTTCGGGGCCGTATGTTTCCGAAAGTTTTGGTGGATATTCTTACACAAAAGCCACAAACAACAATGGAAATGCTATCGGATGGCAAGATGCGTTTAAATCGCAATTGGATGCATACCGAAAAGTGGGAAATTGTGACGCTGTGCAGCCCACTAAAATCAATACTCCGATATATAAACGCCCGTTTGACCCTGATTATCCGTGGAGGTAATTATGAGTTTGTTAGATGATTTTGCTATTCCATGTGTAATTATGGAAAAAACGCGTATTCCGGATGGAGAAGGCGGTTATATTTTGCAATGGTCGGAAGGCGCAGTTTTTATTAACCATCAAGCTTTGGACACGAGCATGGAAGCGCGACGCGCCGAAAAAGAAGGCGTAACAAGTTTGTATTCGGCGTTGGTGAAAAAGACAATGCCTATTGAGTATAACGATTACTTTAAAGACAAAACAACAGGGTTTACATATCGTGTTACTTCAAACCCGGAAGAAAAGAAATCACCTGGTTCTGCATCGTTTGATCTTAAATATTTTACGGCAGAACGAAAGGAGTTGCCGCAATGACAAAAGCAGCGGCATTGCAAAGTTTTTTTACACAGTTTTTACCAGCGTATGCTGCATCCGCAGTTCCCTCCGATGTTGTTTTTCCGTATTTAACATACGAGCTCGTCACTGACGCTTGGGAAGGCGGAGAGGTAAGTTTGACTGTTAATTTGTGGTATTATACAACAAGCGAAAAAACGCCAAACGATAAAGCACAGGAAGTGTCTAATGCACTTGGAACTGGCGGAAAAGTGATTACATGCGATGGCGGTTATATTTGGTTAAAACGCGGTTCTCCATGGTGTCAATCACTAAAAGATGAGACGGATGCAAATATCAAGCGGCGGTACTTGAATGTAACCGCAGAATATTTAACAGCAAATTAAATATATTCCCCCGCTCTAAGTGTTGAGTGGGAAGGGCTAAACGTTGCCACCTGTTCAAAATTTTGAATGGGTGGCATTTGTTTTTTGAAAGGAGAAATACAATGGGAAAATTTACAGTAATTCCTCAGAGTACATTTGAAGAAATGCAACTTAATGCGGGTGTTGTGCTTAAAAAATTTACACCAGCGACTCCCACAGCGCCAGAAGATGCAGATATTGTATGCGCAACAACAGGCGGTATAAATGTTTCGTGCGTACCGACGTATTCTGACAAGGGCGAGGATGTTGATAACTGTCCCGTAAATATGAAAGAGTTAAAAAATTTGGATAGCTGGGAATGCAAGATGTCTTTTACATCGCTTGGAACATCTCCGGAATCTATCCGATTGGCGTTGGGCGCAGCGGATATTGGTAGCCCAGATTCGACGAAAATTACGCCGAGACGTGACCTGAAGCAATCCGATTTTTCCGATTTATGGTGGGTTGGAGATCGTGCCGACGGAGGTATGGTTGCTGTTTGTCTAAAAAATGCTCTTTCTACTGGCGGGTTTACCCTACAGACTTCGAAGAATGGTAAGGGACAAGTATCCGTAGAACTGACTGGCCATGTGTCGATTGATGCACAAGATTCGGTGCCGATGGAGTTTTATAGTGCTGCTCCTACTGAATAAACGAGGTGAATAATGAGACTATCTGATATTAAAGGCGAACGCACTTTGGATGTAATCGCTGAAATTATTGAGCCTATTACCAATATTGCAACCGATGATATTGCGGCAGCAATGTTTAAACGAAAAAAGCTGCCAGAAGGCGAAACGGTAAAAGGATTCTTGCTGAATCGAGCAAAAAAGTCACTCCCACAGCTGCTAAAAAATCACAAAGCGGATATTATTTCAATTTTAGCATCCATTGAGGGAACAAGTGCAGCAGAATACAGTAAAAAGCTTAACCTTGTAAAGCTCACAAAAGATTTTGTTGATTTGATGACCGATGAAGCCTTTACGGAACTTTTTACCTCAGCACAGAGCGGGGATTCCTCTGGCTCTGTGCAGGAGAATACAGAGGATACAACAGCGTAATTGCTTTTACGCGGTATGCCGTATCAAAATTCAATGAAAAGCAAAAACAAATCGCATATGAAGTATATGTGACAGACGCGCTTAAAGTAATTGGAGAAAATGTATCAAGAATTTCTGGCGGCTCGTACATGAAGGCTAGATACATTGAAATTATAGATCCAAAACCGGAAGAAACGCGCACAAAGGACGAAATTATCAATCACATGAAAAATATTCTTTCCTCTCTCTAAGTGTTGAGAGAGATGGGCTAAGAGGTGCCATCTCAACGAAAGGAGGGGGCACCTCTGAATCTTTTTGACCTGTATGCAAAAATCACGTTAGATGATAGTGAATATCAAAAAGGCATAGATGATGCAGGCAAAAAAACATCATCATTTGCAGATAAATTAAAAACAGGTCTTGCAGCGGCGGCAAAGGTTGGTGTTGCTGCAATCGGGGCAGCGGCAGCAGGCATTGCGGCATTGACAAAAGCATCTGTTGAAAACTATGCAGAGTACGAGCAGTTAGTTGGTGGTGTAGACACATTATTTAAGCAGGCATCTGATACAGTTCAGCAGTATGCGGCAAATGCATATAAAACAGCCGGAATGTCTGCAAATGAATACATGAATACTGTGACTAGCTTTTCTGCGTCTTTGATTCAAAGTCTTGGCGGTGACACAGAAAAAGCGGCAGTTGTGGCTGATCAAGCCATAACCGACATGTCTGATAATGCAAATAAGATGGGTACAAGTATCGATATGATACAAAATGCTTATCAAGGATTTGCAAAACAAAACTTCACTATGCTCGATAATCTCAAACTTGGGTATGGTGGCACAAAAGAAGAAATGGAGCGTCTTTTAAAGGATGCGCAAAAGATTTCGGGTATCAAGTATGACATTTCTTCATTTGCCGATATTACAGAAGCTATCCATGTAATGCAGGAAGAAATGGGGATTGCGGGCACAACAGCAGCTGAAGCTTCGGATACCATTGAAGGCAGCATAAATTCCATGAAATCAGCATGGAGCAATCTTGTCACAGGTCTTGCAGATAAAAATTCCGATTTGGATAAACTGATTAACAATTTTGTAGATAGCACTGCAACGGCAGCAAAAAATATTATCCCAAGAGTGGAGCAAACATTAATTGGAGTCGGTACGCTTATATCAAAGTTGGCACCGGTGATTGGAGAGGCATTACCGAGATTAGTTACAAATGTTTTACCGTCTCTTTTAAGCGCAGGCGTCAAGCTTGTAAGTGGCATCGTCGAAGGGATTGCCAGCAGTCTGCCTCAAGTGCTTGAAGCTGGCACTAATTTATTAAGTCAACTAACAACAGGCATAGAAAACGGATTGCCTGATATGATGAGTCGACTGCCACAAATCATAGACGATTTTCTAAATTTTATTACGGAAAATTTGCCGTCTATTCTTGAAAAAGGCGTTGAAATGCTCAATTCTTTGGTAAATGGCATTATCAACTCAATTCCCCAATTGGTTGGACAATTACCCAAAATTATAAAGTCTTTTACTACCTTCATATCTCAAAATCTACCAACTATTATACAATCCGGTATAAACATTTTACTCAATTTAATAAAAGGCATTATGCAGGCTATTCCTCAGCTTGTAGCATCGCTACCGGAACTTATTAACGCTATCGTTAACGGTCTTGCAAGTTTGTATTTGGATTTAATGCGAGCTGGCGGACAAATTGTTCAGGGGATTATAGATGGCATTGCCGCAGCATGGAACGGCCTGGTTTCGTGGTTTAACGGATTGTGGGATTCCCTGTTCGGAAATCGAAGCGTAAGCGTTAACGTGAATCAAACATCCAGCAGAAGCGTTAATGGCTCGCACGCATCCGGCCTTGACTATGTACCGTTTGATGGATACATCGCAGAACTGCACAAAGGTGAAATGGTTGTCCCCGCAAAACAGGCGAAAAAATTAAGGGGAAATTTCCCAAGCGAAGGCATCAATATAAATGTGTATGGAGCGCAAGGCCAAGATGTCAACCAGCTTGCCGATATTGTTATGTATAAAATTCAAAATGCATTTTCCAGAAGGGAGGCGACACGAGCTTGAAAGATCGTTTTTGGCTTGATGGCGAATGCTCCGAAGATTTTGGAATTTATTTGCAAGGGCCTATTGAGTTTAGCCAAGCGACGCCGAAAGTATCTACAGAATCGGTTCCGGGGCGCAACGGAGACCTACATTTTTATCAGGGAGCGTTTGCAAACCGGACAGGCTCTGTAGATTGCTTTGCTTTACAACGCGGCGTGAATGAAGCGCTAGATCGAATCTTTCGCTGGACTTTGCTTACCCAAGGATATCGCAGGCTTGAAACAACAGACGAGCCCGAATGTTATCGAATGGCAAGGATTATAAATGGGCCTGAAATCGAAATCCGCATGAAGCTTTTGGCTCCGTTTTCAATTGAATTTGATTGCATGCCTCAAAAATTTTTAAAATCCGGAGAATACCCAATATCATTTTCAGCGTCTGGAAACTTGTATAATTTCGGATTTCCGGCGCTGCCTATTATAAATGTAAGAGGAAACGGAAGCGGAATGCTCCGGATTGGGGAATATTCAGTACAATTTAAAAACATCGAAGAGTACGTGATGCTTGATTGTGACACTCAAAACGCTTACAAGGGCACAGAAAATAAGAACAATACAATTTCTGCTGCTACATTCCCAAAATTGGAACATGGTGAAAATCAAATTGGTTGGAGCGGCGGAATCACAGGAATAGAAATCACTCCAAGGTGGTGGACATTGTGAATCCTGTTTTGTTTGAATCAACAGAAAATAATTTTGATACGAATGGCATCGGCATTTTATCTGATTCCATTTTTTGTGAAGTCACATATGAACGCAACGGCATTCTTGAACTTGAAATGCAGTATCCGATTACAGGAATCCATTATAAAGAAATAAAAACGCGAAACATTATTTTGGCATCTCCAAGCCCCGTAGAGAACACGCAGCCATTTCGCATTTATAGGATTACCAAACCGATCAACGGCATTATAACGATTTATGGTGAACACATCAGTTATGATCTATCCGGAATCCCTGTGTCTCCATTTACAGCCGGGAGCGCGGCAGAAGCTATGTCCAAGCTGCAAAGCAACGCGGCAATCGAAAGCCCGTTTACATTCTGGACGGATAAAGAAACGGTTGCAACAATGTCTGTAGTGGCACCAGCGTCCACGCGTTCGTTGCTAGGTGGTCAACAAGGCAGCGTATTAGATGTATATGGCGGAGAATATCAATTTGACCGATACACCGTTCGTCTATATAACCAGCGCGGAATGAATCGCGGGGTATCTATCAGGTATGGTAAAAATCTTACTAGCCTTGAACAAGACGAAAACATTTCCAGCGTTTATACAGGCGTTTATCCGTATTGGATGGATACCGATAACAACCTTGTCGCACTTCCTGAAAAAATTCTAAACGCTCCCGGCACATATAATTTTACACGAATCATGGCGCTGGATTTATCGCAAGAGTTTGAAAGCGCGCCTACGGAGGAGCAGCTAAGGAACCGCGCTAATACATACATGACGGCAAATAACATTGGTGTGCCCAAAGTAAGCCTGGATGTATCGTTTATTCAGCTTGAACAGACCGAAGAATATAAAAACATTGCGCTTTTGGAACGCGTAGAACTTTGCGATACGGTAAATGTTGAGTTCCCGGAATTGGGAGTATCTGCAACGGCCAAATGCGTAAAAACCGTTTATGATGTGCTGCAAGAACGCTATACAAGTGTGGAGCTTGGTGAAGCGCGCACAAATATTGCAGATACAATTGCAGACCAGCAGCAAAAAATAGAAAAAGCACCGACAACGAGCGCAATGCAAAAAGCCATAAACAACGCTACAAATCAGATTACAGGCAATAAAGGCGGATATGTAATATTGCACAGCTCCACAGGCATCAAAGAACCAGATGAAATCCTTATTATGGATACTCCGGAGATTTCAACGGCAACGAAAGTTTGGCGTTGGAACAAGTCCGGGCTTGGGTATAGTTCGAGTGGATATAACGGGCCGTATGGATTAGCAATGACGCAGGACGGCGCGATTGTGGCAGACTTTATCACGACAGGCGTGCTGACAGCAAACCTTATCAAAGCAGGTGTTTTGCAGAGTTTGAATGGTGCGTCAAGCATTAATATGGAAACTGGAGAAGCAAATTTAACCGGAAATGGAACATTCGGGAGCATAAAAATCGGGGATGGAGCAGGAAATATTGCCGGGGAAATTTTTGCGGAAAAATCAGGAAAAACATATCTTCCTTATCTTAGAATGTACGACGAATCTGGTAATACGGCATTGGAATTGTCAATGTCTGGCGCTCTTTCGTCTGATGGAAGTAGCCTATACTACAATCCTAATTTTAAGATGTTTGATGATGATGGGAATATTGTATTTAATGTTGCTTCATTTAGAGATCAAAATGGAAAACAACACTCCAATTTAAACCTTAGAACATCGAACAATGACCCATCTATAATGATGTCTGTTTCAGAAGGTGGAGGTGCAAGAATAGATTTGATGCCACCGATTATTGGTACTGTATCTCCCGCAATAAGTATTGGAGTGAACCATGATGGAGTTGGAGGAATCACTATAAATGGGCGAGAAATATAAGGAGGCAACATGCAAGTAACAAAAAACATAACGCTTGATTTACTTGAAACGGGTAGTCCGGTCATTATAAAGGCAAAACAAAACGACCGAAATACACGGTATATCGCGGCTCATCTATACGTTGATGGCTTAGCCTATCCTGTGCCAAGCGGAACAGAGATTGCTTTCCGATATAAAAAACCAGACGGCACAGCGGGCTTTTATGACGCGCTGCCGGACAACTCTCCGGCCATTACTGTATCTGGCAATACGGTTACGGTCGAGCTTGTGGAACAGGTGTTGACCGTGTCAGGATGCGTCCATTGCGAAATCAACATGTATAATGCTGCATCAAAAAAACTTACAACATTTACGTTTGAAATTTCTGTAGAGGAAAGCGTCCTGACTGACGCAGAAATCATATCCAGCGATTATTACAACGTACTTACAGCTGAAATTGCAAAAGCGCTGCAAGCCGTAACCGATGCGACAGAGCAAGCCGAAAACGCCGCACAAAGCGCACAGGACGCCGCAGATAGCGCCGCAATGTCCAAAGACTGGGCTGCTGGCCAACCCGTTACATACAGCGGCACCCCCGTCTCCATCGCCTACGCGGGAGCGCAGCGTATCGCGTCCATCACAGCCTACGGTGAAAACGCACAGGGCGGGACGACTGAGGCTCCTGTGGCGCTCACGGGGGTGGACTCGGTGCAGGTGTGTGGGAAAAATATGCTACCGAACAAGGCGAAAACAAACACAGTTGCCGGAATAACGTATACCGTAAATCCGGATAAAAGCGTTACGGCTAAAGGTACCGCAACCAGTTGGAGTAACATCGTCATTGATGCGGATTTCTCTTTGCCTGCTGGGACCTATACTCTTAACTCAAATATACAGACTGCTGGTGTAAGTCTGGTAATTGGAAAGGATACTTCGGGGAAGAAAAATATTGCCGTTTCGTCGACCGCGAGCAAAACGTTTACGTTATCCGATTCAATAAAACACTGTGTTGCGTATATTGCTGTCGCTCCTGATTCGGTAGTTGATACCACAATTAGACCTATGCTCAACCTCGGCAAAACGGCCATGCCCTACGAGCCATATCAGGGCAGCGTGACACCTCTCCCCATCCCGCGCCCGCTGCGGCGTGTGGGAGATGTCAAGGATAAGTGCGTCACGCGGCAGGACTACGAAAGCGCTGAAAAGCTCGTTGTGACGTACAATGTGGGCTTTGTGGAGCTGGATGGGACGGAGGATGTCGTATTTGATACCTACGGAAATACTCAGAAACGGATACGCTTTGATTTAGACAGAAATGCAATTGCGCGGTATGCATTGAAATTTTCACATGGTAACCCCGGGGATACTCCGACCGTTACAGGGGGGATATCTGCAAGTTTCAACCGTGACGTGCTGAATCGCTTGCAAATCATTTGTAGCCCAGACACATGGACAGCATTAGGTGTTACAGATACGGCGACTGCAAAAACATGGCTTGCTGCCCAAAAAGCAGCAGGCACGCCCATCCAAGTAGCCTACCAGCTCGCCGCGCCCGAAACCTACGCCACCGACCCGTTGGACATTGACAACGCCGCCGGGCCGCTCACCGTCATGACGGGCGGCGAGGTTGAGGTGCGGATGACGGAGCTGATTGGATCCCGTAGCGACGTGTCAAATAACACCGTAGCGTTCTCCGAAGCGTCACAGGACGCGGATATCCAAACAGGCGAAAAACTATCTGTGTTGTTCGGAAAAATTAAAAAACGACTATCTCTTTTACAAGCAAAAGCTGATAATTCCTTGCAAACAACTGTAAAAACGGTTATCGGAGCAATTAATGAGGTGTTAGGGCGCACAAAAGCAACAAAGACAACGCTTAATGCATCTGACGCTTTATCTCCAACCGGAAACGAAATTGCATATGTTTACACTCAAGGCGACATGAAAACGCTTTTAGCCGAAATGTCATCTTTGGGAAATTTTGACGCGGGCAGAACATTGTTTGTGTTTGCTGGAGACCTGCGCCCATCCAGTATGATATGTTTCACTGGTTTTATTGATCGGACCCCAAAAACCTTTTTTATATATCCAAACGGGGAACTTAAAACCCTAGAAACATCAATCACTTTAAACCAAACGCTTGTACTTAATGTTACGTATAAATAAAAAACAGGAGGCAAACATCATGACAGCAATCAAAGAAATGTTTATTCCGAAAGGTACTGCGGCACGTCCTGGCAACCCTATGACGCCGAAGTACATCACAATCCACAACACGGCCAACACCAGCGCAGGCGCAGGGGCTGAAAGCCACGGTGCGTACATGACACGAAACGGCGGCCAGAATAAGCAGGTGTCTTATCACTATGTTGTGGATGATAAACTGATCGTTCGGCTGCTGCCGGATACTGAAAACGCATGGCATGCGGGTGACGGAGGCAACGGAACGGGCAACCGCCAGAGCCTTGCAATCGAAATCTGCGAGAACCCGGAGAGCAATCTGCGCGCGGCCACGGATAACGCCGCAGAACTGACGGCGCGTCTGATGCACGACTGGGATATCCCGCTGTCCAACGTTGTACAGCACAATAAGTGGAGTGGGAAGGACTGCCCTCGCCGTATCAGGAAGGGCGAGCCGTACACTTGGGCTACGTTTGTGGAAAAAGTGCAGGACTATTACAACGCGCTGTACAACAGCGGAAAAGGAGACGATACCGCGCCTGACGGCAAACTGTATGCTGTGCAGACCGGAGCCTTTAAAAGCAAAAAGAACGCTGAAAACTATGCAGCAGAACTGGAAAAGAAAGGCGTGGATACTTATATTACCACCAAGGAGGTATAACCTCCATGGACGAACAGCTGGCGCGGGTTATCCGCAACGAAGAAAGCATTAAATCCCTGTGGAAACGGGTGGATGAATTAAAGACATTATCTGAAGCTATCCATAATCAGGGAGAAAGTCTTGCTGTAATGTGTGAACAACTGAAGCAGCAGGGCGAGACGCTTAAGGCGCAGGATACGCGCCTGGCAGCTTTGGAAAACACTCCCAAAAAACGTTGGGAATCCATCGTTTCGTCCATTATAACGGGAGTTATCGGAATCATCGTCGGACTACTTCTCACGTAAATACAGGAGGAACATATGGAACAGATTATGAACTACATCAAACCGGAGCTTTCGGTGCTGCCCGTTGTGCTATACTTTTTGGGCATGGCGCTTAAAAATGCGCAGACCGTAAAGGATAAGAATATCCCCATCACGCTGGGAGCTGCTGGCATCATTTTGGCGGCTTTATGGGTAGTATCGACCTCCACCATTACCGGATGGCAAAGCGTCATGTTGGCGCTGTTTACGGCCATTGTGCAGGGTGTGCTTGCAGCTGGGTGCAGCGTGTATGTAAACCAGATTTTTAAACAAAAAGACAAAACGGAGTAATCCTTAGGGGCTATCCGCTTGGGTAGCCCCTTGTTTTTTTACATGTTTTATAACAAACTTGTTATAAAATGCACATGAAAATGGTTTTATGTTCGTGCAACTTGCCAATTGAAAATATAACAAACTTGTTATATAATATAGACATAGACAAGGGAACAAACGGAGGAATCAGAAATGAAAAAGTTCAATCTTATCCAGATCA